ATGATTTCTTCTTCGTTATATTTCTTTGCCATAAATTATCCTACTCTGATTATTCTTGATTTAAGCGGTTGTCTGAAATTATAACCTAAAAAGCTAGTGCTTCCACCAAAACTTGCAGCCGAGGATGCCATCGTCAGCGCGAGCGCATCCGCCTTGTCGGGAGATTTAATTCCACGCTTACGCATCTCGTCTTTACTCTCTATCTTGATCTTACCTGTAGAGGTGTACTTATACAGTGGTGATGCTAGTTCTGCGACCAACTCATCATCCTGCGGAAGTCTGCAATCCCTAGTCGTCAGCCAGTCTTTAATCGCAAACCATAATTCCGCGCGAAGGTTTAAATAATTTTTCTTGCTTGATGGTGCTTCGGCAACATTGATTCCGCGCACAGGTAAGTTCTGCTCCGCGAGCCTATCCACCACGCCTGCGCCCAGTCCGATAACATCAATTAATATTTCCTGTGGTTTCTCTATCGCAGTACACTCATCATATTGATTCTTAATCACACCACATAACTGCATCAAGTCCATAGAGTTAAATGACTTAATACTCATAACATGGTTTCCCTGGCGTATACACAATGCAGAGTTATCTCCGCCGAATCGTGCAACATCCAGTCCCCATATAATCGGTGCGTTAGCTGTAAGAGAGACATCCCTATCAACTGCTGCTTTAACCAATCCCATAGGTATGACAGTATCGTCATCCGCAGATGGAAACTCGCCCATCACCTCCACGCGCGCGACTGTGGAATCTTCGCCATACTGCTCAATCATGCTTTGGAAGAGCTTTTGGTCTGTGCCTTCTACAGTTCGCGAATCTATCTGCTGATTTTTCCAGAAGGATTGCTTAGAGTTAAAGCTGTCGTAGAATGGCCCTGTGTTTCGGCGCGGGTTGGAGAAAGTGAACCAATAGCGGTTGCGCGTGGGTTCGGAGAAGAAACCTTCGGAGACAGAGTAGATGGGCGCGGGGATGCCTGATGCCTCATCCATGATTAAGCAAACTCCGTAGGAGGAGTGAATACCAGCGAAAGCGTCAGGATTCTCTTCGCTCCATAGCTGCGCCTGCGCGTAGTAGTAACCAGTATCTATCTTTAAGTCGTTTATTAGCGCATCTTCAAACCATTGTGCTGGTTTAATCGTTGTAGCTGTCTTGGTAAACCAATGAGAATTAATAGATAGCGTTAGCCACTTACCTAGCTCCGCCCATGTTCTTGATCTAAGCTGTTGCTCGGTGTTAGCGGTTACGATTATGGTAGAACCAAGTCTAGTAGATAACATCCATATTATGATCCATGCGACAAGTGCGGACTTACCAATACCACGACCTGATGCTACGGCTAGTCTAAACATCTCTGGTAAATCTAATACATTGTTTCGCTCAATGTGTATTGCCATTTCTCGTAAAATTTTTTCCTGCCACTTTCTTGGTCCTTTGAAATCTTCAAGGGGGGTGTCTTTCTGTCCCCATGGGAATACATACTTAACAAAGTTTACTGGGTTGTCTTTGATTGGTCCTGACCATAGTTCGGTCATGAGTTCTTTTTCTAGTTTTACGCCGTATTTCATATTAAAAAAAAATTAAAAAATTTTAGTTGAGTAGTTATACATATATCACCACCGCCACGCAACGAAAGGGGGGGTCAAATGCGATTTATTGAGAGTATCTTGCATTAGTTAAAAAGGGAGTGTAAAAACTACTGCCCGCATCCGCCCCCACCCTATATTATTCATTAACGCCCTCGCCCTCGCTCTCGCTTGCTCTCGGCGTGCGTGCGCGTTTAGGTAGCGCGTGCGCTGGCGCGTGTTCTATTATGTTTATGCGCTCTCTTGCGTCCGTTAGTACGCCTTTAAGATCTAGGTTGTGATTGACTTCCTGGCGATCCGCCCATTGATCGGGCGCGCGGTTGCGGAGATAGAAAGAGATAGCATTGAAGTTCTTGTCCTCTATTGTTTCCATAAGTTTAGAAGTTACAAATGCCAGGCCTTTACTCTTTCCTCTATCCAAAGCGTCCGCAATTCCCGTACTTTTCTTTTCTCTATGTCTGTTAAATACATCCCAACCAACACCAAGGCTACGACAAATGTCCATGATTCCCAACCCTTGCGATGCTAGATGCTCAACCCTTGCGGCATCTATTACAACAGGTTTGCGTCCTCTCTTTTTAGGTGTTTTTGTTTCCATATTCCGTTTAATTGTACTCTATAAACCCTTTATTTATCGGATTTAAGCAATTAATTAAACATTTATGCAATAAAGTTGTTGCATTTAGTGTTTTAATTTAGTAAATTAGTATTACAAGGCAATCAAGCCTTGATACTTTGGAGAAGTAAATTATGAATAATACACAACAAGAACTTAGATGCGCTGACTTAGTGCAAGATAAATTTAATCAAACAGAACAGACATACCAAGAGGCAAATGATTTCTTTAATCAGTATGACAACGCAACAGAGGGCGAGCAAATAGCTTTAAAAGTTATTGATAAACACAAAGGTGATTATTTCCATGAATATGAAGATTTTTTTGACTATATAAATAACACCGCCTTATCTTGGGACTATGTAGAAGGCGAGGACGAAAAAAATCCAGGCTTTTACAGATTACAGCTATCATGGGGCGGACCTTCTGACGAGTTCAGAATATACACCATAGGCGATACATTAGATATTGATTGCATTGATTATCATTATATGGATTGGTTTGACGGAGCTTCTATTCCTGTCCTTGAAAATACAGCATCTTTCAATGTATGCCAAATGTTTTTAGATTGCGAGGTTGCATAATGCCAGAACTAACCAAAAAACATTTCATAACTGATTTAATAACCGCAATAGATGAAGATCTACAAGACGGCAACACGGATCATGTATATAAACTATTTAATATAATGCTAGGCTTTACACCTAATCAGGACATACTAGCTGACTATATAACAGGGGAACTTAACCAATGAATATAAAATCTAAATACAAAAGCATCATAGGACAACTTCGCAAGAAGTACGGCCTAAAAGATAACACGCCAATACACAAAGTAGAGCAAATAATGACACCAGAGGACTGGCAAGCGTTTAGCATGGCGCTTACCTTTCCTAATGGTAAACCATCACAAAGGGGGAAATAATGAAAAAACTAACATTTAAACTAAACCGCAATGAATTTGTAGATTGGATGTATGAAGATTTTGATACATGCAAATTAATGGAAGCTTGGGAAAACGGAGAAACGCCCGAAGAACACGCACTAAGTATTGCAGGATTATTTCCAATACGACATATCAAGAACTGGGAAGCAATAAAGCATTATTGGGATGATGTTCCTTATAAGGGAGAAATGGATAACGACTATAAAACCTTTAATTCATGGTCTGAGTATTATGAAGATGACGGATATGTTGAAGGTATACCCGAAGACCTAGAGGTTGAATGGATTTATGAGGATCAAGACCAATGAAACCATATAAAACAATAACTTTTGCTATGGCTGAATTTTCATACGCCAAGCATCTAAGAGATGAGCTAGGACATACTGGCGAGATCATATACCCAAATAAAGATACGTCTAAGCAACAGACATGCGGTACATGGCTTTTATTAACAATAACAGGGGAAAGGCTAGGCACAGTCTCCCCCAATGGAACTGTGAGGCTTACATGAAGCGAGAGGACATACCAAAACATTTACGACATCTAACCAAAGAACAATTAAAAGCATTGTTCTATTTATTTAGGAATCCAATATGAGCAATCACTACAACGAGCAACATAACGAGCAAGAACTAGAAAACATACAAAGCTATGTATTAGAGCAAGATAGAAAAGGCTTACTTGATAATGAAATAGATTACACGGCATTTGCTTACGGCTTGCACCCAGACGATGACCGAGACGAAATATTAGAATACATAGCGGAAAGTATTTTTTACGAGCAAACAATTGGAGATCTAGTCTAATGGGTAAAGGATCAGGAAGGCGCATAGAAGATATAAACAAGATACGCAATAACTGGGATAGTATCTTTAAAAAGCGCGACAAGAAACAAATAACCAAGGTAACAATAGAATTTGAAATGCCAGGACATCCCTCAATAGATGAAATAAGGAATTATGTTGAAAAATTACACAAAGAAGATAAACTAGTATTTTTAACCACAACTACCAATGCTTGAACTAATTATTAACATATTCGCAGGAGTAACAATAACATTCGCTGTTATGATATTTCTAACCGCGCTCGCGATAGTAATAATTGACCGCAAGCAATAAGTTTGAACGCGTGAGAGATATCTTCTCCAAAAGATAACCCCCCCTAAAAGCTCTCGCGCGTTCCTCCTCCCCCCACGCACGCCGAACGAATCAATCACGAACTAAGTCCGCTAAACCAACCAATAAAAAATGTTTCTTCCCTCCGCTCTGGGACTTCCTCAACCGCTTCGGCTCTCCCTCCAAAACAATCCA